TGGTTAGTAATATAATAGCACATTTTTCTAATAATAAATAGTCTATAACAAGGAAATCTGTTCAAAATGGCGAGAAAAACCTATCCTGAAACACCTGCAGAGGAAGCCGCAAGAATAAATGCTGCCAGCGGAGATCCCGAGGGCATCACTGCAGAGCAAGTGGCCAACAATCGTAAACTCAACGAATCATTGACCGCATCATTTGGATTCAGCAACAGTTCCAGCGGACCGCCGATCAATCCGTTTGCCAGCCTAGTGGCATCCTTTTCAGACAGCATCCAAAAAACACAAGAAGCTGATGCAGCTACCTTGCCTGGAGAGTTCACACAGGCCAAGGCCGAGTTAGATTCAAAGATTTCCAGAGCATCAGGAGAACTCGGGTCAGGCCTCAACGGATCCACCGGAAATGTCAATGCAGCCTTTAGCCAGTCTACAGCATTAGCTAATAATGCCCTAAGAGGAACCAGTCCGCTAGCAGCAGCAACAGGCGCTGGAGGAGCAACTACCGGCATGGGAGGATTCGCTGATGCTGCCAGAAGTAAATTTGGCAGTGCTGTGGATTCTTTACGTACTGTGGCAGGATCGACCAGTAACATTGCAGCAGATATCTCCGGTACAATAAACAAATTAACAGGCGGCAGTCTTGCTGGCGGGTTGATGAAAGTCGCAGGACAGGTAAGCTCAGCTGCCGGTATGCTTAACAATATACTTAGTCTGAAACGTGCTGCAAATCTGCCAAAGGGAGCAGAGGCGTTCAGCAAGAACGGCGAACCGATAAAATTAGATGTAAGTTCTAAAAATGATTGGCGTGTGAGAATAGATTGCCAATGGAATATTTTTGACAGCCCTATTTTCGAAAGACTGAAACTCACTGGCGGAGTGGTATGGCCATACCTACCCAGCATCACTGTGGCCACCAAGGCAGAATACACTTCGATCAACACGGTACACAACAACTATACCAACTACGCCTACAAAGGCAGCTCAGTGGACGACATACAGATTTCCGGGGAGTTTAGTTGTGAAACTGAAAGTGACGCAGAATATTGGATTGCTGCCACCACCTTCTTCAAGACAGCCACCAAGATGTTTTTCGGTCAGGGTGAGTTGGCAGGTAATCCTCCAATTATCTGCATCCTCAAAGGATATGGAGCCAGTGTGTTTGACAATGTTCCAGTGATCATAAAAAGTTTTTCAGTGGATCTCAAAGATGATGTTAACTATGTAAAATGCGAATCGTTTGGATCTACAACATGGGTGCCGGTACTAAGCACAGTTTCGATCACTGTGTCACCAGTCTACACCAGAGCTAGAATGCGTAAATTCAGCCTGCAAGACTATTCACGTGGTAGTCTAGCTGAAGCGCAAGGTCAGGTAGGATATATCTAATGGCAAAATATTCTAAAGCAAGTCCGTGGGCCAACACTCAACAAAATAATTTTTATCTAGAGCTGTTAGATATTCGGCCTGTTCCTGCCGAAGCAGATGATGTAAGATATGTTATAGAAAATCAATATCGTAACAGACCAGATCTATTAGCCTACGATCTCTATGGCAATGCTAAATTATGGTGGGTATTTGTGCAGCGTAATATGACGGTATTGAAAGATCCTATCTATGATTTTAGTCCAGGCACTGCTATATACCTACCTAAGAAAAGCAATTTATCAAAGTTTCTAGGAGTGTGAAATGGCTTTTAGAGAACTAGGAAGGATATCAGAACTTAAGAAGCCAGACGGCACGCCAGTCATACCTTTTGACACTGCCGCGGGATATAATGTAGGTGTGGCTTTTCGCACCACCGAAGCAGAAGTTGCTAGAGCCACTGATCCGATCAAAGACGGTGTTAGCAAAGTGGCCGTGGACCCTAAAAAAGTATCTTCGGCAGCAGTAAAAAAATTACCAGCAGTGACTCGCAATCCCATGGAAGACTTTGCCACCAGCACAATCCTATGGACGATAGCAGCATTGACACCGGAGCAATTTAACAATCCTGAATCATATAGAGACAGTCCTAATAGCTTAAAAAATGTAGTTTTTAGTTCTGGTGGCAGATTTGACAATCAACGTGTCAATACTCTATTTGGAGCACCTGAATATTTCATAAACAATTTTGTTATGAACACTATTATTGGTGCTAACGAAAAAACTGGAAACAGTAATGCTATTAAATTTAGTTTCGATATCGTAGAACCACAGTCTATGGGCTTGTTATTGCAGAGCATGCAGAACGCAGCAATCAAAGCAGGATACCTCAGTTACCTAGACAACTGTCCTTATGTGCTGAGAATGGACATACAGGGGTTTGACGAACTCGGAGTCGCTATAAGTTCAATTAAGCCTAAGTTTTTTGTCTTGAAGTTAGTGTCCATGAAATTTACAGTGACGGAAGCTGGGTCTACTTATAAAGTAGAAGGCATACCATATAACCATCAAGCATTTTCAGATGCCATAAATGTAACGTACAGTGATCTTAAGATAACCGGCGATATCAATGGCCGAGGAGTAGTTTCAGAGGTGTTGCAGACCAGTCCAGACGGGCTTACAGCAGTTTTAAACAGAAACGAACAAAAATTAAAAGCTGAAAATAGGATCACAGAAACCGATGTTTATGCAATACAATTTCCTAAAACCAGTAGTGATTGGTATTCATCTGGGGGGAAACCAGAAAAGAAAAATCGAGCGATTGTAGATGTAGATGAAGAGAACGAAGGAGATATTGCATTATTTGGAACCGGAGCCAGCAAAGAAGCCGATCCAACAAATCTGCCAATAAATGAAATTGGAGAATCTAGTCTAGGATTTGATGAAAAAAGCGGAGGCAACCCGATATTTAAACGTGCAAGTGATATTATAGATGAAAAAACAGGGTTGGTAAAACGTGACGGAATGACTATTGATCCCAAAGCTAGGGCATTTCAATTTGGTTCAGGACAGTCTCTGACTGCTATCATGAATCAGGTTGTTTTGAGTTCAAAATACGCCTATAGTGCAATCAATGATAAAGTAACTCCTCAAGGATATATTAAGTGGTTCAAACTAGATGCACAGGTTGAACTACTAAAATATGACACATTAACAGGAGACTATGCTAAAAAAATAACCTACCGAGTTGTGCCGTATTTTATTCATCAATCGATATTTTCAAATGTCAGTGCAGCTCCGGTAGGATATCATGAACTAATGAAATCAGTAGTGAAAGAATATCAATATATCTATACTGGGCAAAATGTTGATGTACTGAAATTCGATATCAATATCAATAATTTATTTTTTACCGGCGCAAACCCTAAGCCAGAAAATCAAGGATCTCAGACCATAGGTGGAGATCAAACACCGGCAGAACGATTAAACCCAACCACAGGAACAGGACAGGGTAGTGCTCCAGCTTCACAGGCAGCACAACAAGGTAGAGCAAGACCAAAAAGAGATCCGAGGCTATTGAAAGGATACAAAGGTGGATCAGGCACTAAGTCAGTAGAACAGAATGTAGCAGAAACCATGCAACAGGCTTTTCTCAGCGGCAATAGTGCAGATCTAATTTCAGTAGACTTAGAAATAATGGGCGATCCTTATTGGCTTATAGACAGCGGAATAGCTAATTATTTTGCAGAAGCCCCTTCACCGACTAGTCAAATAACCAACGATGGTACAATGAATTATGAAAGCGGTAATGTCTACATCTATTTGACATTTAGAACACCGGTGGATATCAACGAAACAAAAGGAATATACGATTTTTCCGATGACGGCAAAGAAAGTCCGTTCGGAGGAATATACAGAGTAGTAGCCTGTGAAAACACTTTTTCAGATGGGCAATGGAAACAAAAACTCAAATGCCTAAGAATGCCAGGCCCCCAAGGCCCAGAAGTCACTGAAGAAGATAGGACAGGCACTGTGACTCCGGTAAATGCCCAAGCTGTTGATATCAAAGAGCAGGAAGCTCCTAAGACCAGTCCTATAGGTGACACAGCACCGTCAACAAGATTGGTAAACAATAGTGCTACAACTGCTACAAATAATAACGGCACGGCAACTACTAGAACCACTTCTAACCAAGCACCGACCAGAGTAGGTTTTAGATATTACAGAGATCTAGGAAGGGGATAATAAATGGCAGAATTAGGAAGACCTTCAGCAGAAGGAGAGGGGAAATCAGGCGGTCTAACTCAAGGCGTATATCTCGCGAGAGTGATTAGTCATCTTGATCCTTCATTTATGGGATCTTTAGAAGTTACGCTTTTGAAAGATCAAGCCAACGACCCTGGTGATGACAGTGAATTACACATAGTGAAATATGCTCCGCCGTTCTTTGGGTATACGGGTTTTGAGTACATGGGTAAGAATAATGGCACGAATTCTACCATCGAGGGATTCAACGACACACAAAAAAGCTACGGCATGTGGTTCGTGCCGCCGGATGTTGGAGTGAATGTGCTGGTGTTGTTCGTAGATGGCGATCCCAGCCAGGGCTATTGGTTTGCCTGTGTGCCTGGTCGTAATATCAACAACATGGTTCCCGCTATCGCAGGATCTAAGATTAACTCTCTAGATGCCACCGACAAAACTAGATACGGAAACACCAAACTGCCGTTGCCTGTGGCAGAGGTAAACAAACGCATCATAGGTGAAAATCCTGAAATAGACCCAGAAAAGTATCCTCGAGTCGTGCATCCTATCGCTGATAGATTTCTAGAACAAGGTCTGTTAGAAGATGATGTTCGTGGCACAAGTTCATCATCGCCTAGAAGAGAATTGCCCGGCATGGTGTTTGGTATCTCAACACCTGGTCCAGTAGATCGTAGAACCAATGCTAAAAAAGCAGTGATAGGAAAAAAAGACAGTAAGTCTGAACCGCTGCCTATTAGTAGACTAGGCGGTACACAGTTAGTTATGGATGACGGTGATGATAGATATCACCGAGAAAAAACAGCTGCCGAAGGCCCTGTAAAATACGTTGATTTGTTAGATCCGACAGTTCAAAAAAGAAATTTACAAGGTGAACCTACCGTTCCCTACAATGAATATTTTAGAGTGCGCACTCGAACCGGGCATCAATTATTGATGCACAATTCAGAAGACCTTATTTACATAGGCAATGCAAGAGGAACTACTTGGATAGAACTCACCAGCAATGGCAAGATAGATATCTATGCGCAAGACAGTGTCAGTATACATACCGGTACTGATCTCAACATACGTGCAGATAGAGATATAAATTTTGAAGCAGGTCGTAACATGAATTTCCGAACAGAGTCAGGTAAATGGCATGCAGAGATTGCCACAGACATGGAGTTCTTGATCAACAACGATGCCAAGCTCACAGTAGGAGCCAATCACGATGTATTGGTAGGTGCGAAACTAAAGATTTCAGCTAACAATGATATGGATATAGCTACCAACACAGAACTTAAAATATCCGCTACCGGTGATATCAGCCTAGGCTCCACATCAGAACTAAAAATGAATGGCACAAAAATCAATCTTAATGGTCCTAACAATGCAGAAACTGCGGTAACAGCAGACTTTGTAAGACCGTACGATCTCAGAGATAATCCTGCTACCAGCACCACGGCAGGTTGGGACAAGCGATATCAATCAGGCATTGTAAAGAGCTTTATGAAACGCATACCCATGCACGAACCGTGGGCTCTGCATGAACATCTAGCACCTGCACAGCTTACACCTGATAACACGGATAGGGACGTATAAAAATGGTAAAACTATACAATCAGAAATCAGTGGCTAACACCACAGCAGTCACAACAGAAAGCCAAGGTGTGTTCTTGTACAAAGGCTTCAGCAGTCAACAGGGATCAAAAAACTATAGACTCTATGATATTGATCTAGTCAAGCAGGACCTAATTAATCATTTCTATATCCGTAAGGGAGAGAAACTAGAAAATCCAGATTTTGGCACAGTGATCTGGGACATGCTGTTTGAAAATTTCACGGAAGATGTCAAACAGATTATTGCCAAAGACGTAGAAGCCATAATAAATTATGATCCAAGAATTTCAGTGAATTCAGTCACAGTAGACAGCACAGATCAGGGCATACGCATACAGGCTGACATAGTTTATATTCCGTTTAATGTTAATGAAAGAATGACCTTTGATTTTGATAAAACCAATAATATGATAATATGACCAGTTTATTTTACAACATAAATATTGGCATAGGGACTTGAAATGACCACTACCAGCAGACAAAATAATCTAATTCTAAACCAAGACTGGACTAGAATCTATCAGACATTTAGAAATGCCGACTTTAAAAGCTACGACTTTGAAAATCTGCGCAGGGTTATTATCACTTATCTGCGGGAAAATTATCCCGAAGATTTCAACGACTACATCGAATCATCTGAATATCTAGCATTGATAGATGCAGTGGCATTTCTCGGACAGAGTCTAGCCTTCCGCATAGACCTCGCCAGCAGAGAAAATTTTATCGAACTGGCCGAAACCAAAGAAAGCGTGTTGCGTATAGCTCGCATGTTGAGCTACAATGCCAAGAGAAATCAAGCTGCCTCAGGCCTATTGAAATTTACCAGTGTGGCCACCACCGAGGACATCATTGACAGCAATGGTCGAAACCTCGCACAACAAATCGTAAGTTGGAACGATCCAACTAACACCAATTGGCTTGAGCAATTCATTCTGGTGTTAAATTCTGCCATGGCAGATAACACAGAATTTGGTCGCAGCCAAGGATCAGCTACTATCCAAGGCATACCCACAGAACAGTATAGATTTAGAACCACCAGCACAGATGTGCCCATCTACAGTTTCAGTAAAACTGTGGCAGCCAGAGGCATGCTGTTTGAATTAGTTTCTACAGCATTTAAAAACAGTGAAAACATCTATGAAGAACCTCCAGTTCCTGGCAACCAACTGGGATTTGTTTATAGAAATGACGGCACAGGTCCTGGTAGTCCTAACACAGGATTTTTCCTGATGTTTAAACAAGGCACATTAGCTCTAGCTGATTTTGGCATAGGAGTTCCGACACCTAATGAAAAAATAGCCATTGATGCTGCCGACATCAACAACGACGATATTTGGTTGTTTTCATTAAACAGCGCAGGCGCACAGTTAGAAGAATGG